ATCTGTTAGTCTTCGTTTACCAAATTGATATGCTCCAATATAACCTCCGGGGTGTTCAGCTTTATAATTATCACTACTTTCAGAATCTCTAAATGTTTTGGCTAAAAGAGTTGGATCGTCTAAAGCATCGTATTCACTATCCAATGCGGCTTCTTCTACTGGAGGCGGTAATTGTTCTCCACTTGTTAAAGTATTTGCAATATCCTGATCTAATTGTTCCCAATCTCCTACTGTAGGTACTGACACACTTTCTTTAATTAATTCAGGAGTTGAGGTGTCAGCAGTATTATCAACAGGAAGAGTAGTAGCAACTTGTTCTGGTTGATAACCTTCTGCCCAAATAGGAGGTGCAGCAGGATTACCAGATATTGGATCTGCAGCTTTTGCTGTAAAACCACCTTCAGCAAATTTTTCAGTTTCTTTTGATTCAGTTTCACTGGTCTGTTCTGGTGTAAGATTAATATTCTTTTTTAATTTAGTTACAGTTATTCCAGTTTCTTTCATAATAATTTTAAGAATTTCAATAAGGAAATTATCGTCCCTATCTAATGTTTTATGTTTATCATCTTCGCTTATCTTAGCTAATTTTTCAGATGATTCTACTGCAATTTTCTTTTTCTCTACATCTAGTTCTAGATATTCAAGTTTAATTTTTTCACGTTCTAGCGCAGCTTTACTGTTTTCTTTCTCATAATCAAACTTCATCTTTTGTTTATCAAGAGCTACATCAGCTGCACTTTCGGCAGCATCTATCCGTGTTTTAGTTGTTTCAAGTTCTAGTTGCTGTTTCTGCAATTCAAGAGTTTGTTTCTCCAGACTTTCTGTTGTACCCATCTCAGCCATACGTTGATTATTCTGAAGAATCTCTTGAGCTGCACCCTGAGTAATAGCTGAAATAGCTTCAGGACTACCAGTACCAGCTTGTTCCGTTCCCATTTTTAACATACCCCCCATCTGTTCCTGATACATCATAATCGTATGTTCACGGATGTTAGCTTCTAGTATAGGAACCACTTTAGCCATAATAGGAGTTTGACCTAAAGTAGGATCTTGAATAAAAGACTGTTTAACCACAATATGAGCCTTATGGTCCTGACCCGGAAATGCTTTAATAGGCATACCTTTGGTAGCTTGCATAATATCCGATACAGGATCCAATGGTTTAGGTTCTTGTTCAGGAACAATAAATCGTTCAGGATGATCAATATTCAGGGAATCAAGGATAGCAGCATTTACTGCTTTAAAGTTATAGATACCCGGTGGGGCTTGTGATGATAGTTGTAGGATCATCTGAGCTTTCGCTAAACGATGAGACTGAGATGGAATGTTAGGATCAGAGACAGGAATAATATCAATACGCCCATCGAAGTCCTGTTTAAAGATATTACCATCTACCAGAGGAATATCATAAGGATACTCATCAGGAAGGAAATCATAATTAATACGTGAAAGTATCTGTAGTTCCTGACGCTGGCTGTAGTGGAGCCGTTTATGGATACCACTAAAGAACTTCATTGATTGTTCGATCAATGCAACCGTAGTACCAACAGGACCATAGTTAGAAGCATCAGAAACAACCTGATCTGTTTCGTCTGCAAACTTCTGACCGGCTGTGCTTACGAACTGTAGCATCTGCATTAGTGTAGCAGACGGTTCTTTGTAGGGTAGATTGATAATAGCTTTATTTAGATCTACACCGGTAGCTTCTACTTCCCTAAACTCGCCGGGTGCAATAGGTTCATCTCCTCCTGTTACACGAACACCACGAGCTTTAAATCCTCCGGGCAACGTAGCAAATTGTCCAGCATCAATGAGGTTTCTCATTGCCGCTGTTGAAGTGGCTGTTAGGTTGCCAAGAAAATGGATGTAGCCAAGACCGTAAAAACCAAAACCGGGAACAAACCTATAATGAGTAAACCAAAGAAGCTTCTCTTTAAGTGGATCATTTTCATTCCAATTTCTCCTTATTGAAAGAACAGACTTAGAATCTTGATCTACTGTTATCACATAAGGCAGACCGACACAAAGGCAATTATCAATTTCTTTTTCCCCACACATCGGACACGGACATCCTTCTTCACCCCTATGTTCGATCTTAAGGTAACAATGGTGTTCGAGTAATGTGTGTTGAGGATTCTGACTATAGTCGGGTTGGATACCAAGAATAGAATCCATCTTTTGTCGTAGTGTAGAAGGGGTTACTTCTGAAGGTTCCATTAGATTATCATCTTCAGGTAACGCATACATACCTGCCATAATATCCTTTTTAAGATCGTTGGGTGTACGATAGATGACCTGAGTGTAGTGGTCGGCATTCTTTAGATCTGACGCATTATACGAAACATAGAAGTTATCTATCGGAACAAACTCTACTACCGGACGTTCTAGAGTCAGATCATAATATGTTTTCTTGAATGCAGAACCAAAGACCGGAAGGTTAAACAACATCCTTTCGGTTTCATCGAAGTATTCAGGCATCTGTTGTGTTAGCTGGTAGTTCATGAAGTTCATAACACGGTTGGCCTGTTTCTCTTTTTCAGGTGTGGATGCACCAAGTATCTGTGTCCTTACTGGTCCTTTTGCAGGAAACAGTTCTTGCGATGCTTTGGCCTGAAACTTTACTGCAGATTCAATAATCAATGGATGTACGGCAGTACAAGCTCCTTCAAATGGTTCAGAAGTTTCCTGAAGCTTGAGTCCCAACAGGTCAAAGCCACGTTCAAATGTAGATTCCCATTCAGAGCGGCTTTCTTTGTCGGCATCAAATTCTTCTATGACGTTGTTTGCAATTTCCAGAAGTTCATCTTCATCGAGACTTAAAGCCAGATTATCCCAATGGTTGTATGGTTGTTCTTCCGTACCCATTATATATTCTAGAAGCTCATCTTCACCAACAGGTAATTCTATTTCAATCTCTTCTTCGTTGATTGGTAATTCACCTAATAGAGGATTATTACCGCCACCACCCTGATCAATAAAAGGATTTCGTTCTATAGGATTAGCCATAATACTTAATTATTCCTTATTTTTTTTAAAATTTCCAGTAACCAATTCTCTTACGTCTTTCTTTGGTTTCTTCCAAGTCATCAATTAGGTATGCATCTAACGGATGATCAACACGCCAAGATTCTTTAAGATAAAGAACAGCCATTACCATAGCATCTACCTGATCGTCGTAAGCTGCATTAGGAAACGTTGCAGCCTCAAGTATTAACTCTTGAGCAAATGGTTTATCCGGAACCCAAACACGCCCTGCTTCTAGTATAGGCGTAGAAGCATTGACACGAGACACCTTATCCTTATCTGGATTATATTCCATAACGGGTAAGCCAGCTCGCCTCATATCCTGTATCAAAGACTGGCCCGATGCTTTCTTCTCTATAATTAAAACATCAGGATTATATTTATCATACATCTCTTGTGCCGCTTTACGCAACTCTGGGTACTCTAATCGCTCCCTTCTATTGCTTAGTAGTATAAGGGATGGAATCAATCTTTCTACGCCAGCACTATCCACGGTTATCTTTTGAAAGATACCCCATGTCTGTATTACCGAATAATCGGCAGTACTCTTGACAGAAAAAGCCGTATCGTAAGTCTGAACCACAAACTCACAATCCGGTGGTTCCTCCATAAAGTCCCACATCTGGAACCAGTGTTTCTTTATGATACCACCTTCTTCTGGTGTAGGATCCTGCATAAACAAAGATTGCCAGTACTTGGTTCCGTTTTGGGATTTAATTTCGAGTTCGTCTTTTCTAAGTATCTCTGTCGGTTTCCACTCAGGAAAGTAAGAAGAACCAACCGGTAACTCAAGAAGTTCAGCAGACTCTTCATCCAGCCACGCAGGTATCTTGATAACTTCCCATCCTTCTATTTCAGGATCGTCAGGATCATCATCCCTAAACACATCTTCCTTCTTTCGTTTCTCTTCCATAGCCAGAAGCCACCCACATAAGTCATCTTCGTGGTAGCGGGTGTTGATTATAACGATGTTACCATCAGGCATCAGGCGGGTACGTAGACCAGCCGGATACCATTCCTTAATGTATCTACGTCCCGCTTCTGAGAATGCGTCTTCTTCAGACATAACATCATCAAGGATGGCTACATGACAACCACGACCAGCAATCTGTGAGTGAACACCGGCAGCTATATAGACACCGTTCTGTTGGGTCTGCCATTTACCAGCAGCTCTAACGTCAGCTCTTAGGGTAGTATTTGGGAATATCCGTCGATAGATATCGTTGTTGACCAGATCACGAACAGAACGACCAAAGTCAGAAGCAAGTTGATCGGAGTGAGAAACAGAAAGTATTTCAGAACTGGCATGACGGCCCATATACCATGCAGGGAACATCTTTGAGCACAGGACAGATTTAGAAGACCGAGGCGGCAAGAACACCATAAGTCTCTTTACGCTTCCGTCTTCAAGACATTGAAGCTTTTCAGATATAAGTTCGATGTGTTTTCCCATCTTGAAATCAGCAATCAATGACGGAATCAATAACTTTACAAACGTAAGGAAATTACTTCGTGCCTTAACTATAGCCTGTTCAAACAACTTCTCACGAAGATCTACAAGATTAGTTTGTGTCGTCATAGTTATGTCGATAACGCCCCATATCTTTATTTCTCCTTTTCCACCGTCTACGCCATAGATAGCAGTTAAATTCAGATACCTTTGTAGATAACCAGTTTATAACACCACTATGCCAGAACCACCGTAACTTAGTCATTGTTATATAGCCTTTGGTTCATAATCATAGGGGTTACGAACAACAGCACCTGTTTTATGTGATTCTCTTGATTTAAGAAATTCTTTCATTTTTTCTAAGGTTTCTTTCTGTTCAGGAGAATAGGACCACTTATACTCTGGATCACTTTCTGCTCTATAATCTGGAGCAAGATAACCACGAACATAAGCATCTTTTCTACTTCTGTTTTCCCAATTCTCCATATCTGGTTCATGATCTGGATTACGTTCCATTATAGGAGTTTTATTTCTCATCTCGTTTATTATTTTTTTATAAGCGTTTTTATCTATTTTAACATGCTCTGGTGAACGGATATTATATACTTCGTTTTTCATTCTTTTCCATTCTTCATCATCCATAGCATGAAGCATATCTCCAAAGATAGCTGATTTTAAACGATCTGGGGTATTCAATTCAGGACTATAAAGTTCAATAACATTCCGGGCTAGATCTGGACTTGCATCTTCTTTTCCTTTCGGAAAATATTCTAATAATCCTCTACCTGTATTTCTTTCTGGTCTATTACGACTATCTACTACTTTAAAATTATGTTGTGCAAGAATAGGATATTCTTTATAAATATCTTGTACAATCTCATCAAGATCAATATCCTCCATCGTTATTACTTCTTACCACCCTCAACAACCTTCAGGCCAACCATATCAGCCAGCTTATCTATGTCTTCGTTGAGTTTCTTTTCTTCGTCTTCGTCGGAGAAACCTGACATCTTTATCTTCTGTTCGGACTTATCCACAAACATCCCAAGATGTCTGGCTACAGCTTCCATACTACGGTTGGCATTCGTAAAGTCCCGACCTTCCATAGCGTTGTCGTAGACTGCTGTAATCTTTTCCAGTACTTTTTCTACAGACCACGACATCCTTCGGAGGGTTTCTTCCTTTAGGTTTCCTATTCGTTTCTTGATTTTGGGGTTGGTATAAAAAATACGGTTGGCTCTCCGGCGGGTTTCGTTTTCGTCTTTACCCAGAGCATATCCAGCTGATTTATATGCATGCATAATATCACCGGTAGCGATAAGCTCATTACAGAACTTCTCCTGCTTGGCTGTTAAACCACCAACAAGACGAGCTTTGGAGGAAAAATTCAAACGTTCTGTATCTTCCATCATTCTATCCTTACCTTTTTCTATGTATTGTTTGATTTTGATGTTCTCTACACGCTTTGCAAAATCTTCGGGAGTATCTGATTTATCATAGCGTTTGGGTCGTATGGTCTTTTTCCCGGCTTCTCTAAAGATCCTACGCCTGTATTCACGGCGCATATCCTGTAGATCCATTCCAGCAGAGTTCATCTTTCGGGAAGATGCTGTTTCTTTGATTAAGGTCTTTAATTTATCATCGGGCATCTCTGCATACAATATGTGAGCATCCCGATCAAGTTTCTTTTTTTTCATAATCTTTGCATATTCCTTTAGTATAGTTTATCATGGATTTTGTAACTGATGCCACTATATATATATTCGGGTCAGTTTTTTATATATACATAACCATTCTTCCGCTTATAAAAAAAATAAAAAGGGAA